TAAAAGATGAAAATATCAATTTAACCAATGAGTTAAATAATAAGATTACGATTATTGAAATAGCAAATAGATCAGATGCCGAAAAGTATCGTATGCAAACCTCACTCAACGACCAGAGTAGAGAGATTGAACGACTTACAAACGGAATGGTTTCTTTGCAAGAACAAGTAAAAGAACAAACAGAATATATTGCAAAGTTGGAAGAAATGTTACCAAAGACTGCAAAGAAAAAATTAGGTATCATACAAGAGCAAATCGTAGAGGGGACTGGCAAGGAAGAAACTGGTGATAATAACAAAGAAAAAACATTATCAAGCGGAGGGTCTTTCTAAATGCCAAATACAACGATTGAACTCAGGTCATCTGGTTCAACGGGTAATACCCCTTCATTAGGTGTTCTTGCAAACGGCGAGTTAGCAATTAACAGAGCTGATGGTATTCTATACTATAAATCTTCAAGTAACACTTTAGGTTCAATTCGTACCACACAACCGGCAGGTTTAACAACTGAGGTTCAGTTTAACGATGCTGGTTCTTTTGGTACAGATGCAAATTTCACATTCAATAAAAGTACCGACATATTAACTGTTGTTGGTGGTGTTATTGCAGCAGGAACTAATGTTGCACCGGCTTTGGCAGCAAATGCAGCTTATTCTGCTGCAGCATTTGCTCTAGCAAATACTGCTAATATTACTGCTGATGCATCATTTAGTAAAGCCAATACTGCCAACATTACTGCTGATGCATCATTTAGTAAAGCAAATGCTGCAAATGTCCTTGCACAAGCTGCATTTGACAAAGCAAATCAAACTGCACAACTAGCATTTACAACAGTTTCAGCTAACGGTACAAGTCTTATTGCGGATGCTAATAATGACACATTAACAATTACTGCAAATACCGCAAATGGTATTGAGATTCTTTCAAATTCTTCAACTGATACTTTAGACTTAGGATTGAAATCTTCTGGTGCAACTGCCGCAACATATGGAAACTCAACTACTGCACTTACAATAACAGTAGACCGATTTGGTCGAATTACATCAATATCATCAACGGCTACTGGATTAGCCGCAAATACAACAATTACAACACCAGTATTGTCCGGACAAACAACTGCCAATGGTAGTATTATTCCTGGAGCCAATACAACTTATGACTTAGGTTCTGCAAATTTACGCTGGGCTAACATTTATACTGGTGACTTACATTTAAGTAACGAAGGTCGGGACGCAGGTAATCTGGTCGATGGTACAAAAGGTAACTGGACTGTACAAGAAGGAGAAACAGATTTGTATCTGATTAATAATAGAACAGGCAAGAAATATAGATTTGCCGTTGAGGAGATTATTCGCCATTTAGGTTTTAGAACTAGCAATGTTGCAATTCCAGAATCAGACCCACTTTCGTTAGCATATGCAATCGCACTAGGATAAATATTCAATCATGGCAAAACCAACTACAAGAGCACAATTTAAAGATTACTGCCTACGCCGTTTAGGTTGGCCTGTCATTCAGATTAATGTGGATGATGACCAAATTGAAGATAGAGTTGATGATGCATTGAATTTTTTCAATGAATATCATTTTGATGGCACAGAAAAAATTTATATGAAACATAAAATTACGGCAGAAGATAGGTCTCGCCGTTGGATTTATGCACCTGATGCCGTTACATTTGTCACAGGTGTATTACCATTTGATAATTCAAATTCATCAATCAATATGTTTGACCTAAGATATCAATTAAGATTACATGATTTGTATGACTTCACATCGGTATCTTATGTTTCATATGAAATCACAATGCAACATATTCGTTCTTTACAATTGTTATTTTCTGGCACTCCTCAATTTAGATTTAATCGCAAATTAGATAAACTATTTTTAGACATTGATTGGGATAGAGATTTATCAGAAGGTGAATATGTTATTATTGAATGTTACCGCAAATTAATTCCCGATACAGTTACATTGACAGGTACTGTAACAGGCAACACTTCATCAAATACTTTAACTGGTTATGGTACAACTTTTGACCAACAAGTTTTAGAAAATGATTTTATTATAATTGATGAACAATCAAAACAAATTCGTAACATTAATTCTGCAACCGAAATTACATTAGTTGGACCACTTAGTTCAAATGTAAATAATGTTACTGTTACTGTTACTGGCATTTCAGATGTGTGGGATGACCGCTTCTTGAAAAAATATGCAACTGCTCTCATCAAAAAACAATGGGGCGAGAACATGAAAAAGTTTGGTGGCATACAAATGCCAGGTGGTGTCACATTAAATGGTAAAGAAATTTACGATGAAGCGGTTGAAGAAATTAATAAAATTGAAGAAGATATTTTCAACTTCAACAGTTTACCTAGTGAAATCTTTACCGGATAATGAGATGCAATTTTGGCAAAAAACATAGAGATGAAGCCAAAATTAAAATGTCATTGAACAGAAAAGGTAAAAATAAACTTCTTAAATCAAAAGAAGTTAAAGATAAAATGTCTTTGGCTAGAAAAATGTATTGGGAAAAAGGAAATTAAGTGGCAACCAACAACTACTTTAATAATTTTCCTTCTAACCAAATTACAAGTGAACAATTACTTGTTGAGGATCTTGTAATAGAAGCTTTACAAATTTACGGAATGGATTGTTACTACCTTCCTCGTTCTACTCGTGATGCAGTAGATTACATGTTTGGTGAAGATACACTAAAACAATATGTCACAGCACACCCATTAGAAATGTATTTGGAAAATGTGACAGGTATGGATGGTGAAGGTGATTTTATTTCTAAGTTTGGTCTTGAAGTTCGTGATGAAATAACATTATTAGTTTCTCGCCGTAGATTCAAATATACATGTGGCGCATCAAACTTGTCAAGACCAAGAGAAGGTGATTTGATATATATTACTCTTGTTAAAGCTTTCTTTGAAATTACATTTGTGGAACATGAAGATGACCAAGCAATGTTTTATACATTGGGTCGTGGTCGTGGTGGTAATGTGTATGTCTATGCATTAAAATTAAAACAATTCGTATTCTCAGACGAAATAATCTCTACTGGTGTTGATGAGATAGATGAAGATATTCGTGACTACTATCGCAGAAGTCAATTGTCAATGCGTTTGAATGTTGGTGCAAATGACTATGCCAACGATGAAATTGTGTTTCAATCTACTGACGGAACTCTTGCCAATGCAACCGCTCAAGCAATTGTTCATTCATGGTCCTCTACTGCCGGCGCAAGAAAACTTGATATCTATCGTGTAATTGGAACTTTTGCAAATAATTCTAATACAATTGGTGAAACATCAGGTGCTTACTACACAACATCAAGTACAATAAACAACGATGCATTTGATAATAATGCATTTGAAGATGTTGTTGATAATAGTCGAATAGAATCTGAATCTGATAGTATTATTGACTTTACTGAAATAAACCCATTTGGTGAACCCTGATGTTAGGTAATGCACATTTTTACAATCGCACAATACGCAAAATTGTTGTTGCGTTTGGTACACTTTTCAATGATATTTACCTACAAAGGTATGATAAATCTGGTTCAACTTCGTATGAGAAGTTTAAAGTACCTTTATCTTATGGTTCAAAAGAAAAATATTTAACTCGTATTACAAGTGACCCAGATTTTAAAAGGTCTGTTAATGTAGTAGTTCCTCGTATCTCATTTGAAATGACAGGTATTGGTTACGATTCTAGTCGTAAACAAGTAACAACATTACAAAATTTTAATAATACAAATTCAGGATTAAAAACTCAATACTTACCTATTCCTTATGATTTTAGTTTTTCAATGTCCATCTATGTTCGCAACACAGAAGATGGCACACAAATCATTGAGCAGATTCTTCCGTTTTTTACTCCAGATTTTACCGTATCGGTAAATTTTATTTCTGAAATGGGTAAAAAATATGATATGCCTGTCATACTTAATTCTGTAAACACGACCACAGATTATGAAGGTGACATGATGAGCACCCGATTAATTATGTGGGATTTAGAATTTACTGTAAAATCGTTCTTGTGGCCTCCGGTAAAAGGTAATCAAAGTCTTATTGGTGCTGCATATGCAAATACCGCCACAGGTAATACATCATATGGTCGTGTAATTACCAATATGCATATTGAACCTAGTGACACAATCAGTCAACAAGTTACTGTTGATTATGCAAATGGTAACAATTATTTCTCGATAGGTGAAACAATTCGTGTTCAAAATCGTGGAGAAATTACAGGTAAGGTATTGTATTTTAGCAATTCAAATACTGGAACATTAATTGTTGGGAGTTTAACAAAATTACTTGAAGCAAATAATATCATTCGTGGTGATTATAGCCGTGCAAGATATAGAATTACTGCGACACAAAAAAATCCAATTAAAGTTGTTGAAATTGTAACAACTGCTGTTCCACAAGATACTGATCCAGACGATGAATTTGGTTTTGCAGAGACAATAACTGAATTTCCGAATACAACATGAA